GTCACTTTGACTGAAGCTAACAGTTATTTTGAAACCGTTCCAGATTCTTCGACTTGGACAGATAAAACAGACGATCAGAAGAATAGATCATTAATATCAGCTACAAGATGGATTGATGGGTTTGTATTTTATGGAGATAGATGTGATTCGGGACAGGCATTAAAGTTTCCAAGAAATAACTATCAGGTTGATGGAGTTGAGCTTGCTTGTTCTACTATTCCTCAAAATATTAAATATGCACAGTTTGAATTAGCGAGAGCATTGGCAAATGATACTGGAGCTATAACTGGCACTACTGGTAAAGATGGTAATTTCAGTGAGGTAAAACTAGGTGACTTGCAGGTTAAGTACAACACAGAAAGTCAGGGAACTGGTTCTATAAACAATATTATGGATGTTTATCCGTGGCTACAAAGCTATCTTGGAGCGTATATGTTAGGTGGTGCAGGTAGTTTTCAGATGAGAGTGGTTAGAGGATAATGGCAGGTCAATTAGATAGCCTATTTAAAAATGTTGCTAAACAGATAGTTTCTGATTTAGGTGCTTCCCTAGACACAACCATCTCTTACATAAGGAAAGGTACATCTGAGTATAATGTTGAGACTGGGGAAGAGATAAGTGTAGATACGACATTTTCAAATTTAAAAGTACCGATTGAATTTATAAGATCGGAAGATGATTTATCACTGGAAATAAGACAGGCAAAAATTTACATAACACCTGATCTTATAGGGGATAATCAGCCAAATAAAGCAGATGAGATAATATTAAACTATGCAGGTGCTAACAGGACTGCACAGATAATCACTATTGACACCAAAAAAGGTGGTCAAACTTATCTATTTACAATATTAGTGAGGTTCTGATGAGTAACACTCCCATAACTGACAGTATAAGAAAACAAACGAAAGCAGAGTTAAACGATGCTCTTAACGCTTTTGTTAGGCGAGCTTTAACAGATTTACCAGGCCAGAGTCCTCAATATACAGGTTTTCTTGCCTCAAGTTGGACGGCTGATACAACAAGACCACAACCAACAGATTCAATAGAACCACCTTGGACACAGGTAAAATCAGACTTGGATAGAAAGTTAAAAAGAAATCCTATAATAAGGCCCAGATATAGGTCTGTACCTAACTTTAAGTTCGGACAAACTATTTTTGTAGGTAATAAAGCTAAGTATGCAAGATACGCTTTAGGTTCTGACAACAGTAATATACTTCCCTATTTTGAACAACTAAAAGATATAGCTGAGTTAGTGTTCAATCGTAAACCTGATTTACGAATAGCTGCTACTCAGGTCTTACCTCCAGGAGAATCAACAGGAAGAGAAGCACCAGCACAGGGTTCAAGGTATAAGAGAGTATGACTTTAGTAAATGCCAGAGCAGCTTTTGAAAAAGCTATCACAGACTCAATTAATGACACTGATCCAACAATAAAGATCATCTACGATAATGTTCCACAGACTTTACCTGGTAAAACTGTAACTTACATATCCGTATCAATAACTTTCAGTCAGGCAACTGTTCAGGCACAGGGAGCATCTGCTACTTATTATTCTGGTGCTATTCAATGTAATATTTATGTACCCAAAAATAAGGGTACTGCTGTGCTATCTGCTGTAAGTGAATCTGTTATATCAGGTCTTACTTCAATAAATGCTTCAGATTATACTGACACTTTCAGTTGTAAACCCAGAGTTGAAGAGATAACTGGTCCAATACCCGTAGAGGTTGAAAACAGATCACACTTCCTAGGTGTCCTATCCTGTGCTTTTTCTGCCAATTCGTAGTATATTAGAGTAGCAATCTAACAGAATTATGACCAGAGCCATTGATCTCCTGAAAAGTAAATTTGGAGTAAGTCAGCTATATAAATACGACATAATGGACTCTGAACAAGGAGTGCTTTTAACAGTTTACTGGCACCCACTTACGATAGCTGAACGTGAGATGATCCAGAAAAAAAGTGGAACAGAAGATTCAGCCGATTTTGCTTTACAGTTAATGATAGAAAAAGCATTAGATAAAGGAGGTAAAAGATTATTTGCAGACGGAGATAAAGCATCCCTTAGAAGAGAAGTAGCAGCAAGTGTACTTCAAGAAATACAATTACAAATGCTTCAGGCAGGTTTAGGACAGGAGGTTGAGGAGGCAAAGGCCGACTTGAAAAGCGAATCCTGATTGGTTGTTTATATACTCATTAGCTAATGAGCTTAAAATAACTGTTGTGGATCTGTGCAATAAATTAACCGTAGAAGAAATGATTGGTTGGGCTGCCTTTTATGAAATACGTAGCGATAACCAAAAGAAAGAAGAAGATAAGGTACAAAGGAGAAGCGTTATCCCCAGATCAAGGTAGAATAGAATATAAGTTTGTCTAATTAGGTCTAAATGGCACAAAAGGATCTAGTACTAAGAATAAAAACGATAGAGAAAGAATTAAATCAATCTCTTAAAAAGATAGGAAATTTAGAAAAAGCAGTAGCAAGATTAAGTAAAGTAAAAGTACGTTTAAACACTTCTCAAGCAACAAAAGCAGCAGAAGCCTTAAAGAAAGAAATACAGAAAGGAAACGATATAGCCAATAAGTTGTTTGATACAACACGAAGCACAGGCTTCGGTATGTCCATAGGTAAAGTAAGAGATCAGTTAGGTTCTGTGAGAAAAGCCTTTGATGCAACTAATAGTGCAGCCGAGAGAACTTTTCTTGCGACTGCATTGATAGCTGGAAACTTTAAGAAGATAACAATGGAGTCTATGGCTTTTGCCAAGGCTAGTGGAATGGGGTCAGGCGTAACTATAGGAAATGTATCAGCAAAAATAAAAGAGATTGAAAAACTGCCAAGAACAATACTTGCAGGAAACGAAGCAATGTCCATGCTCAGACGTATGCAGGAGCTAACAACTGCTGGTTCGGTAGAGTTTCTTCAGGTAAGTAGAGCTATAGGCAGACAATTAGAAATAAATGCACAAATCCAGTTACAGGCAGAAAGGGCTAGAACACCCATGCCTAAAGATTTCTTTAACCTTAATCAAAAGGCATTACCAGCAGCAGGACAATCCAGTGGCACTTTTATGGTTCCTACTAAGTCACAAACAAAAGCAATGAGAAATGTGACAAGAGCTTCAGAAGAAAAATTTAAAGTAGAAAGAAAAGTATCAAAGGAACTATCAAAGCAAGAAAAAATAGATCAGAAAAGATTTGATCGTGTAATAAAAAATATAAGAAGAAGAAAGAGATTAGAAAGAGGCATAGGAGGTAGAGGAGGCAGAGGTGGCCGTCAAAATGCAAGAAGGCAGAGTCAATTATTAGGAGCAGGTTTTCCCTTATTATTTGGAGGAGGGGCTGGTGCAGTAGGAGGTAGTTTACTTGGATCGTTCCTTGCACCTCCTGGACAGGAATTTGGTGGTCAGATATTTGGTAGTGCAATCGGAACTGTCTTAGAGAGAACACTGCAAAGAGTTAATCAGATAGGAAATGCTGTCCAAAACCTAGATTTAGACAATTTAGAGCAGTCAGGTATAAGGGTAAATGCAGAATTAGAGACTACAGTTAAACGACTTAAACAGGTAGGAGACTTTGAACAAGCTGAAAGAGTTTTATTAGATCAAGTTAATAAACAAACTGGAGCTTTTGGTAATACAGTTCCAGATATAGCTAATAATATAAATATATTAGTAAGTGTTTTTGATGAGTTTCTGGCTGCTGCTGGTGTATCTTTAGGGATTATATTTACACCTATAATTACGGGATTAGCACTTGTTATAAAGTTAGTAAACATAACTCTTCAAGGATTTAACAGGTTGGTTTCTTTTGTTTTAACTAAGCTAAAAGTTGCTGTAGAAGAAATAATTAAGCTATTTCCTGGAGGAGAGAAAGCTCTTGCACGAATAAAGAAATTAATTGAAGGTACAAATAAAGGTGCTGACGATTTAACAGTAAGATTTAATGAATTTTTAGATGGACTAAAAGAGGAAGAAGCAACTATAAAAGAAAAAATATTATTAGGTGAGCAGGAAGCAGCTATACAGAAAAAGATACGAGATGCTGTAGCTGAATATGGAAAAGATAAGGAAGAACAGATAGAAACTGCGGTAAGATCACTGGCAAAAGCTGAAGAAGAGTTAAGACAGGCAGAGAAAATTAGAGAATTATTTAAAAGCATTGGTCAAACAGTGGAGGATGGCTTAGTAAGTGCTATAGAGGGTGCCATAAATGGAACAAAAACTTTAGGTGAGGTTGCTAGAAGTGTATTTGCACAAATTCAAAGATCCTTAATTAAGTTTGGGGTTAATTCATTATTAGGTGGTCTATTTCCTGGTTTTCCTGGTAGAGCAGATGGTGGACCTGTAAAAAGAGGTGGTAGTTATATTGTCGGAGAACGTGGACCAGAATTGTTTACACCAGGAGTCAGTGGAAACATAACACCAAATAATCAGTTAGGTGGGGGAACAAACATAGTTGTAAACGTAGATGCTTCTGGTTCTTCTGTTGAAGGTGACGAACAGCAGGGCAGAGAGCTTGGTCGTCTTATCTCAGTTGCAGTACAATCTGAAATATTACAGCAGAAACGTCCTGGAGGTTTACTTTCATAATGGCTACTTTTCCTT